ATATGAAAATGTAACAGAAAATTTTGCATAGTCATTCATCTGTCCATATCCTACATTGATTGCACTCACGTTAATAGGAAATGCTTCTATGTATTCTACCTCATACATCACTTGATTATGATTATCCAATAATTGTAGATTGATATTTCCTACCAAACTATCATAATATTCTACATCAAATGTATCTTGATCAATTATATAATTTGCCCACTTATCAAAAAATCTTTTTTCAACAATAAATTTATCTGAACACATAAATGTAAATGTCGTATCTATAAATCCTAGATTATAAGGTATTTTTCTGATAGGTCCATATAATCTTGATCCACTCGTAGTGATTGTTTTGCCTGGAAGTTCCGCACTCTCTACACGCATTGCTAGTGTACTTGTGTCGATACTTTGAGTTATTGGACAATATATTTTCGCAACATACTTATTTACTGGTACAGGATTAAAATTTGTAAGGTCTGTTAATTTTCCTATATCTATCATTTGATCATACTCCTACTATGCCCCCAAACTACGAGTTTGCTTTCTTTCTTAAAACGTTCTGTAGGTAGAAATAACGCTATTTCTCTTTCATCATCTGCAATCTCAACGACCTTAGAACTTATGTGTTTGTACAAATATCTTTTGACTGTTGGTTTTACTTCCTTAATTCTTGACAATGCTTTCCAATTGATACCTCGTGCTTTATCGATCTCATCCATTAATTTTGCTCTCAAGAGAGGAGGTAGATAGTGCATATTACACCCAATGAAACCATTTGGCTTAAAATCAAATACAAGAACAAGAGGAAATCTATCATAGTATTTTAATTCTTTCTTATATTTTGGATCATAAAAATATGCAAACATGGACCCAGGTCCAATGTTACGTTTGCTTGTCTTTTTTGATCTCTGATAGAATTCATCAGCAGTATCAACTTTCGTAAACTTACTTCTTAATTCTGATTTTAATGCCCTGGCTTTTCTCTGAAACCAATCTCTTGCGTTTCTTGTTTTTACATTGCCCTGACTTTTATTTAACGCATCTTTGAGTTTTTCAAGAAACGATTTTTCTCTTTCAGCCATACTATTATTTATTGCCAAAGATGTGATCTTCAGTCAATATCTGAAATTTCCAACCTCTATCTTTGCAATATTCAGTTGCGGCCTTCCACTTTGCTTCATTCACACCATATGTGTAAACTTCTCGTAAATATCTTTTTGTGATACGTGATTTCTTTTTAGGTGCGGTTGTTTGTGCTTTAGGTTTGACTTCTATTAAAATACCTTCTTTAATACCTTTGTTATTTAATACTTGTATCCAAAAGTCTGGAAAATATCTATGCACTTTTTTATCTATAGGTGAACGATATGGAATAACAATTTCTTCACTCGACCATTTTAAAATGCTTGGATTGTCATCACAGTATAACATAAACTTACGTTCCCATAATGAACGGTATGTTACACTTGTAGGATCACCTTTATACTTATCAAGATTTTTAACTTTGTACCGACCTTTGTAACTCATACTAAATATTATGTATATCAGGAGAATAATGTCTAATCCAGTAGAAAAAATTCAAGCATTAAAAAGTCAAGGTAAAAATGATTTTACTTTTCCTTCATCATTAGGTGGCTCTGATGAGGAAAAACATTTTACTTACATATTGGTCAAAGATATCGAAAAAGGAGGAAATCAAACATTAGTAGGTACAATCGCATTACCTATGCCTTTGGATATCGTTGATGATTATAAAGTAGAATATGCAGATGCTAATTTAGGACCTCTAGGTGCTACTGCGGTAGGTGTTGGTGCAAGCATAGCAACTGAAGTGAGTTTAGATAATATAAAAAAATCACTTACGAGCGGTCTTGGATCATTTAATTCAGGACTACTTGGACAAGTTGTTGCAACGAAAGCAATATCTATGATACCTGGAATTAGTACAGGTGATGGACGAGCCGCCGCTGGACAGATTGTAACATCTGCTACAAATAAAGCAGTGAACCCATACATTACAGGCGTATTTAAAAGTGTAGGTTTTAAAACTTTTAATTTTACTTTTAGATGTCATCCAAGAAATTCACAAGACACACAAAATCTTACACAAATTATTAAATTTTTTAGAAATTCTATGTTACCTGATGATGTCGTAGTTGATGTAGGAGATGGTGATCCAGAGTTTACTTACAAACAACAAACAGGATTGCAAACATTACCAAGAAGATTCTATTTAGATTTTTTTACTTCAACAGGTGACTTTGGAGTAGAAGATGCACAACTATATGGTTCTCGCTATTTGCCAAGGATCAATGATGCCGCCATAACCAGTTTTTCAGTTGATTATGAGACGGAAGGGGCACCTGCATTTCATAAAAATTCATCGCCAGTTAGTACAATCTTAAACATGACATTTACAGAATCTAAAATTTATACCAGAGATAATGTGAGAAAAGAAAATGATAGGTATCAAATTTTACAGGAGAAATTTTAATGTCACCGCAGGAAAAATTAGAAAATATAAAACGAAGTCTAGGTGTTACTACAATTGAAAAATTTCCTGAAAATGTTGCTAGTGATGAAGTTGGTCATTTTATGATGATAACCGAGTATCAATTTAAAAACACAAATACAAAAAACAGAGATGCTTTAACTCGTTTTTCAGAACAAATAACAACTACTGCACCATATGAATCACGTAATGCATTTGCTTTGTACTTACCAAAAGGTTCTTTAAAAACACAATATTCTGCAAGTCATGAAAAAGTAGACTTTGGATTTTTTGGCGCCTTGTTAAATTCAGAGTCATCAGATGTATTAAATCGTTTACAGGCTCAATTGCCTAACATCGTACAATCTGATAGAAATGCTATTTCAAAATCATTTGATTTTTATAAAAATATAGCAACAACAGTTGGCTCTGAATTATCACCAAATGTGAACAGATACATTGATCAAGATATGAGTACACGAATGGCATTCAACATTGGTGAAGCGGTTGGTGGTATATTATTATCAAAAGATAAGACTGCATCAGTAGCATCATTATCTATGAGAAAGACTGGTAACCCATATTCTACATTAGTTTTTGCAGGTGTAAAAGAACGAAGACAACATGCATTTTCGTTTGATTTTTATCCAAGAAATTCTGATGAATCGGAAAATATTTTAAAAATTATAACAAAATTGAAAGCAGGTATGTTACCTGATTATCATAAACCTGATGTTGAAAATAAAAAAAAGGTTGAAAAATATCAAATTGAAGAATTGAAAACGATTAAAGCAGGTCCTTTAACTGGTACAAAATATATTAAAACAACACCTGCATCAGATACACAAACAAATTTATTGAAGTCGGCATTTTTCAATTATCCAAATGTTTACACGATAAAATTTTACAAAACAAACGGTGCAAAAAATGAATTCCTTCATCAGATAGGACAATCATCAATATTAAATTTAAAATTGTCATATGGTGAAGGAGGTCAGCAAGTCTTTTTTAAAAATGGTGCACCTCAACATGTCAAAATGGATATCACTTTCAAAGAAAATTTTGCATTATCAAGAAATCTTGCTAGAAATTTAGAGGGTTAATATGTCAGAGTATTTTTCAAATCTACCATTAATCACATATGATTTAGATAGAAAGAAACCTTCTACTGAATATGTGGCCGTAGATATTTTTAGAAGAAATTTTGTAAGAGATAAAGTTCTATCAAATATAACATCTTACTATCCTTATCAAGTTCAAGAGGGTGAGAGACCTGATACTCTTGCACACATGTATTATGGTTCAGTAGATTTTATGTGGCTAATATTATATGCAAATGAAATCTTTGACGTATATTATGACTGGCCTTTTTTTGGAAAACAGTTTCAAAATTTTGTAGCAAATAAGTATGGTTCCGTACTCTCTGCATCAAATACGGTTCATCATTATGAGCAAATTTTAAGAACAGAAGTGGCGGCAACTGCTGATACAGAGAGAATACTAGAAAAGACAGTTCATGTAGATAAGAATACCTATGATAATTTACTTGCGAGTGAACGAAAAAGTATAAGTAATCTAGATTATGAAGTTTTAGAAAACGAATCAAAAAGAAATATTATTTTAATCGAAGATGTATATGCACAACAAATTTTAGAGGAATCTAGAACATTATATGGCTGATGCGAAACAAGATAATCAACAACCTGCTGAATCTAAAAGTGGCGTTGTTATTACGAATTACAAAAACGAAAAAATTGAATTAGATTCTAGTGTTGTAATTGATTTTGCCATACACGAATCTTTAAATGATAATGTTATTCATGGTGAAATAACAATACTTGATATCGGTGGTTTTGAAGAACGAGTGCCGATTATAGGACAAGAGAGAATAAACATAAGATTTGGATCAAAAGATTTGAATAATGTTCCGATACAGAATAAACATTTTGTCATTTATAATATGTCTCCAAAACTAATTGATGAGAGCAGAAAACAGGCTTATGTATTGTATTTTGTTTCGGAAGAATATATTGCTAATCTAAAATTTAAGGTGTCACGTTCATATAAAGATTTTGGATACGAAATAGTGAGTGACATATATCACGAATATATCAAATCACGAGTTACTTTTCAAAAACCTTTATTTGGATATGAGAAAGATAATAGCGACACTACACTTTTTCAAATGCAAATGGTTATGGGTATGTTTAGACCTTTTGAATGTATTAATCTCGTTGCTAAAAAATCAGTGTCTGGTAGAGGATCGACTATTGGAGCGAAATTTCTCTTCTATGAAAATAAAGATGGTTTCAATTTTAAAACAATCGACACCCTCATGCAACCAAAAACATCCGTACAAGATCTTGAAACATATGAAGGGAAATCAACATTAGCAAATGTAAATAAATCAAAGCAATTGCAATTTGAAGAAAATCCAATTGTTGACAAATATATCTTGATGCCAGCAAATGCCATGTCGGAGGGTGATATTTTTGATTTGTCTTCCGAATCAAATATCATTACGTCATTCAAATTTGAATCGACTTTTAATGTTGTAGCAAATTTAGTAGGTGGCATGTATAATTCTAGATTATTAACTTACGATCCAATCACTATGAGAGTTGGAGCAATCGATAATGAAGGAGCATACGCATCTACATCTGGATCAACCAAGGCAACAAGAAAATCAAGTGTAAGACAAAAATTTTATGATTTTGATTATTTGCGAAGATTCAATCAATTTACACATAATGTTGGATCTGCAAATCCAATGATTACTAAAAAACATTTTGCGTATGGAAGCCCAGAAGCCAGTTACAAATATATGACTACAAACTTTGAAAGAGATGCGAGAAAACAAGTAAAAATTTTATCAAAGGATATGGGCCAGGAAACAAATTATGATTTTCAAACTGAGAGATGGTTGCTTCCTAACAATTCAAAAAATAGACAATTAAAAAATATTGTTCTTTCTATTAGAGTGCCTGGAAATCATACAAGAACAGTTGGTGACTTAGTAAATATTGATTTACCGTCATCACATTTTGCAAACGAAAAGCATAGATATTATTCTGGAAATTATTTAATTACGGAATTAAGTCATAAAATTGTTGGAGATTCTTATTATATGGATATGAAATTAGTTAAGGATAATTTATCTGAAAAATTAGAAAATTTAGAAGATCTGTATGGAGTGACCAATCAGGAAATGTTAGATGCTGGTGCTGATCAATCTTTTCTAGATGCACTTGTAGCGGACGATAATACATGGAATGAAGATGAAGCAGGTGAAGAAGACTATTAAGGAGTATAAATGTTAGATTACACGCAATTTAAAAATGCCGTACCATTAGAAGAAAAACTTATTGTCTATGGTGGGGGTAAAAAATATGGACAAATTGTTTTTCTCGCTGGCGGTGCAGGATCTGGTAAAGGTTTTGCTTCAGAGAAATTCATGCAAATAGAACTATTTAAGGTGCGTGTTGTAGACGAATGGAAGAAAGCGTTTATCAGATTGTCATCGGAGATAAAAAGATATTCTGAACTCAAAGGATTGAATTTAAGAAATCCTGACGATGTGTTTAAGTTACATATGGCAGTAAAGAAGATGGGCATCAAAGGCAGAAGTCTTCAATTGCTTTTAAGAGATGTGAGACCTGACAGACTACCTAACATTATGTTTGACATAACATTCAAAGATACTGAAGAGATTGATGAAGCAATGCCTATGTTATTGAGAGCAGGATATCAACCTAGAGATATTCATATCACATGGGTTCTCACAAATTATCACATTGCAGTCAAGCAAAATAAAGAACGAGATAGAGTAGTGCCAGACGATATCATGATTGCTACTCATACAGGTGCCGCCACATCTATGTATAATGTCATCAAAGGTAATCTACCAAGAGGCGTTGACGGACAAGTAAATATTGTGTTGAACAATAGAAACAATACCATTATGTTTAAGAGTAGTGATTTTGCAGATAAGAAAGTAGAGAATGTACAAGACTTTGAGTATTTCAGGCTCAAGCGAGAGGGTCAACGTATAGATACTTCCGAGAAAGCACTTGAAAAGGTAATGACATGGGTGAAGAGTAACATTCCTAGAAACAGAAAACTTATAGATCTTTTCAGAGATAAAGAGGGTATCATAGTTAAAGAACCTACGAAAGCAACAAGAGACCGAAGTGAAGTTGAAAAATTCGGTGTAGGAAGAAGAATTAAACAGAGACTTAGCGCCTAATGGAAAATTTTGCCCAAGCATTTAAAGAATTTGATGCCCAATCTTTTATGGGTAAAAATGGTTTTGTATGGTTCTACGGTGTCGTAGAAGACCGTCATGATCCACTATATCTTGGTCGTGTAAAAGTTAGATGCATTGGTTGGCATACTGATGATAAGACTCCTGGTTCTGGCATACCTACAGAAGATTTGCCATGGGCAGATGTGATAAATCCAATAACTTCTGCTTCTATGTCAGGCATTGGACGATCTCCTACAGGTATGGTTCCTGGTACACATGTATTTGGATTTTTTAGAGATGCGAATGAAGCACAAGAACCTGTTGTGCTTGGTACGTTAAATGGTGTTCCTGAAAGATTATCAAATCCAGAAAAAGGTTTTTTTGATCCAAGAACACCTGAACAGAGGGAGCAAGATCCTTTTCCTCCTCTTTTTATAGAAAGAACAAAATCACCTGAAAAGACAAAGATAATAAATCATTTTCCAGTGTTTTCGCAAAATATTAAGGACGGTACAAAACTACATGAAATACATGGCGCAAGTTCATGGGCAAAACATAAATCATTTTTAGAATTATCAAGAGATGACATAGCACAAAAAGCAGAAATTGTTATCAAAGGTTTAAGAAGACCGATCAATACAAACGATTATACAACTGCATATGTACCTGCAGATGACGAAAATGTAAGATTAGGATCTTATATAAATTTTTCTGCACACCCAAATGAAAATAGAACATCATTTAATGAAGATGGTTTTTTAGAATACAGTTTACCAACAACGAATATTCTCGCATCTGCAAAACAAAAACATAAAGACAAATTCATAGATCAAAAAAATCCATTCACAAGTGTTATATTTAGAACTCATCGAATTAATCAAGAACTAGAAGATTATAGAGTTGCATTACATTCAAATATTGAGACAACAAACCCTGACAAAAAAATCAGCCAACCTGGAAGCACAGGAACTTTAGGTGAGCCATCTTATCCATTTAATCATGTGACTTATTCTGAAAGCGGACATCTTTTTGAAATGGATGATACTCCAAATAAAGAACGTGTGAGACTTATGCATCGTTCAACATCATACTTGGAATTTTTACAAGACGGAGATAGGGTTGACAATACTGTAGGTGAAAAGTTTGATATGGTTGATTCTAATATTAACACTCATGCTTTAGGCAATTCATTTACAAATATAAATGGGTTTTATGATTTATTTGTGAACGGTAGTGTTAAGACGGTATCGCCTAGTCCGTATGACAGTACCGCTACGAGTGCATATAATGTTAAAATAGGATCAGGTAATGCTACAGTTGCAACTGTTGATGGAGACATCAATATTGTTGCTGGTGGTAATGGTCGTGTAATATTAAAAGGTTCAGACATTGTTTACACATCAGGTGATGGTAAACCAATAGATCAAAAAACTTTTGGATTAGATAATCAAAATCTTAAAGGTTTTAGTATGGGTCAAGTAGATTTGAGATCGAAATCCATGAATTATAAATCTGAAGGTGCCATACAAATGAATTCTTCAAATCACAATATTGTGACAGGAGATTATACAATTAATGCGAATAAATCTATTAAAATGTCTGCGACATTTGGATCAAAAGAAACTATAAACGGATTACTCACGTTTGGTTTTCCTGGAGAATTTAACATAGGAAAACAAGTTAATATTCTTGGTGGTAAGATGGAAGTCAATTCTATAAATCCATTAGGAGGTTTTGATGTAAATGTCGGTCCAGCGGGATCTTTAACTTCATCTACAATGACTGCACTTGGTTTTAAATCAAAAACATTTGGTAGTTTTGAAGTTGATGCAGATATTCAAATTGCTATGAATTCGCTTGGTCCAGTTTCAATATCAACAACATTGGGTGCCGTTACATTAGAGAATGCTTTAGGAACTGTTGAAATTGAATCTTTTGGTAAAATAGCAATAGAAAATAAGGTAGGAACATTAGGTACAATTTTAGATGAATTAATGCAAGCATTATTGCAACTAAGCGTTCCTACTGGTGTAGGTCCAAGCGGTACTCCAATTAACGCTCCTGCCTTAACCGCAGTTCAAACAAAATTAAAGGCATTATTATCATGACAGAAGATGTAATATTTGAAGAACAGAAAATTAGAAATCATAAATTGGAAAATGTTTTACAAAAAACATTAGATTTTAATATTCAATATTTGGATTTCTTAGAGAATAAGTTAAAAGAAATGAGACAAAAAAGAGATGAGTTAAAAAATGGCTGAAGCACCTGTAGAATTTGATCAGAAAAAATTATTTGATCAGAGTGATCCTTTGCTAAATGCAGTATTAACAAATATTGCAACTTTTGCAAGTGATGTTTCTGGTGGACTTGGTACGTTAGTTGAATTTTTAAATATAACTAAAATTTATTTGAAAGCAATTGCTGATCCAATAGCATTAATTTTAATACCTGCGATAGATCAACTCATCGAAGCAATTGAAGATCTAAAAAATATTGGGTTTGGAACCTTGTCTGTATGGCCATGGGAATCTGGTAAAGTAGAGAGTGGTATAGATTCTACACGAGCATTAGAGGCTATACAGGCACTGATTGTTGCCTTGAACAATATTAATCCTGACAATTTAAAATGGAATCCTAGAACAAATCAATTTCAATCTGTAACCGTTTTAGGTGACAGAGATGATTTGCAACAACAAGGAGCAGGATTTTTAGACTCACAACCATTTGGTTTTTCTGCTTTCGAACAGGTATCAATCTCAACAGACGAAGAGGGTCGAACTGTTGAAGCAAAAAATTTAGACAAAACATTTATTAACAATACTTTAAATACCATTTACAATTATTTAAATCCAAAAGAATGGGAAGAGGGTGATGATGCAACAAAACGTTTTATCAATACATTAAACGAATCATTTCAAATAAGAACACTAACGCCTTCTCAATTTGTTTCGGAAGTTAGTAGTTCTTTTGATGATACAAATGATCCAGCAAGACCTGTTGGTAGCGGTGATTATATAGCGTTTGTAGGGTTTTTTGCATTACCTACGCATCACGCTTTGAGAGATATGATTAATTCACTTCTTAAATTTTTTGCAAATTTTTTAAGAAACATACCTGATCTTCAAGACGATAAGGTTACAGATATTGAATTAGGACATCCATTAGTAATTTCAGGATTAGAGACTGATTTACTTTTAGAAACATATGATGCCATGGAGGCGGCAGATAGTGAATTAGTAGATGTTGCTAATGAACTTTCTGATGCACAAGAGGCCGAGGCCATAGCCGCAGTAACATCACTATATGGTGTTAATTCTGATAATATAAAAAGATATAACTCGATCTTAAAATCATCAAGAGAACGATATACAAATGCATTTAACGATGTGGCAAATTATTCGAGTCAAATAAATGAATTACAAAAACAATTATTAACTTCACCAGATACGGTATCAATAGAACAAGAAATTGCTCGTTTATCAGACTTAGCAACAAAGGCGTCTGAAAATGTTAGAACTGAATTAATCGCACAACAAGAATACGGAAGACAATTAGCCAATGCTACTGCCGAGGCAAATAATTTACAATCCGATTTTAACGACAAAGAAGAAAAGACAAAGCAAATTCAAGCAAAAAGAAATGCGTTAGAGAAAAAGAGAAACAATATTAGTCTTGATACAACTGTTTTGCAGGAAAAATTCTATACCTTAGATAATACATCGATGAGAGATCTGTCCGCAATAACAGAAGAAAAAATATTTACACCTAAAAATAATACACATAATGGTGTGACAATACCGATGTTTGAAGAGGGTGCATTAATTCAACAAGGACACGTATTTAATGATTTTACCGCAGAAGTTGTCAGGCATGTAGAGATACGAGTTAAAGACGGACAAGTAATTAGTAATAAATTAAAGGTCAGGAAAGTTAGAGGAAATATTAAACATAATACAAGTTCACCTATGCAACAAATAAATGTTCCTCCGATTATTGCATTAGATGGAAAACAATTGGATTCGTTTGGAATTTTGAAAACAGGTCAAGGTATTCAAGGAGCAAAAGATGCTTTAAATTTTCCTATGTTTGCGCCGACTAATCCTGACGTGCCTCAATTACAACCTGCTTTAAAATTTAAAGCAACTATGGAAACAGGTAGTAATATTTTACGAACCGTATTACCAGTTAATGATGAATTGATAAAATACAACTCTACAGGTTCTGCACAAGATGATCCTTTGACCGTCACCGATATCTATACCGATCAAAATTTGATTGGTAAATTATCCTTTCAAGTTACGATGGAAAATTTTGTTGAAAATCTTACGATTGGATCACCAATCACGCATAATTTTTTAGTTACGTCTTCTGTATCCGAAGTAGATATTCCTGTAAATCCTTTTAACAGATTAGGGTGGTCATTATTTCCTGGCATGGGACTAACGCCATGCATCAAAAAAGTTTTGATAGATGGAAAAGAACTGAAAAAACAAGACATAAAAACACAATTATTTAAAACTAGAAAAAAAACTTCATCTTCAAAAGACGTTGAATATGAAAGTATGAATGAAATAACAATAGAAATTGGAAGAGTAACAAAGTCTGGTGAAATAGAGTCATATGACACAAAGAATGTAATAATACCAAATAAAATTGTTAATAATGCATTTCTTGATGTACCTTTGACTTTGCATAAAATATCTGGCACTAGATCGAGCATACCAAATTGGAAGTTTACACGAATACAAGATATCTTTCCTGTGTATGGAAGAGTTTTAGATCGAATAGTAGATAAATTAGAATTTGCAAAAGATTTGGCATCTGGTTCATTAGATGACATAGACAAATGGATACAATATTTTGAGGATCTTGTACGAGATTTAAAAACTTTAAACAAAGAAATTCAAACTTTATTACAATTTTTAGCATCAGGGTTGGATAAACAGGGTTTATATTTTGCAAGTTTTTCTGGTAATGATGGAGTCAATGGGTTTAAAAGAAAACTTTCTAGTGCAAAAATAAAAAACGTCAATCTTGAACCGATCAAAGAATTTTCTCTTGAACCTGTCGTAGTAAACAGAATTGGGGGTGATGGTGAAACGGTTCAAGCAGAAGTATTAAAACTTGTACAAAAAGAAGATCCTGAAAGCGTGGGCGAACAATTGATCGATTGGTCTGATCTCGACTCTTTAAAATATAGCGGAGGATTTGTTTTTTACGCACAAGGAAACGATACTAAACTTTTAGAGAAATTTTTATTAACAAGTGGTTTAAAGAAAGCGGAAGACAAAGAAAATCCTAAACCAGAAGTGACAACCACAGACGGTGACGATATAGATTTTAATGTAGTGAATTCTTTACTTGAAAAAGTACAACCAGAGGTTGATAAAATTGAAATAGAGCAAACTGGATTTATAAATGATAATGTTTTTATACAAGCAGAGGGTGCCGAACTTGTTAGGAAAGATACGCAAATAAAAATTACGTTCAAAAATGATAGTATATCTTTGACCAACGATGAAAAACAATTAATTAAAGATGCAAAAGGAAATGATTTTATTTTCGATGTCGATATAAATTATGGATCAATAATTGCATCAAGTGGAAATGTTGATGAAGGAAACGTTATATTATCAAATGATAATTTTGAAACTGCAACACCATTAAATTATTCGGTACAACCAATAAGAGAAACTATAACTGTAAACGAACAAGAGATAGACGTAGTAAAATCAGTTATAATTAAGCCTCAAAATAAACTGGAAGCAAAAACAAACTTTAAATTAAAAGTAAAAAAATCCATATTAAATAATAGTAATCAACAACTCAAAGAAGAGTTTGTGATGACTTTAGGATTTACAACAACATCAACTACAATAATTGATATTGGATTACTATAATGGCATTCAATAGAGAACGAATTGATTCAACTGCAAGTGATTTCGATGTTAATGAAATCAATCAAAATAATTTCTCAAACAATACAATTTTTGTACCTTTAGAGAAATCATTTACACTTACGTTTGATGATCCAGTTGATTCAGAAACAATATCTCTTCATACAAATAATACAGACATAGATGTAAGCGAAAGAGGTAAAAGAGGTTCTGTGCAATTATCCTGTGTTGGTGATCCAGGACTTGGTTCTGATGCCGATTCTTTGAATTTAAGATTAAAAAAAGGCACGAGTAGTCCTCCATTTGT